TTTTGGTGTATCTTGTTTTTTTGCCATAGGGCATGTAGGTGGTTTACTACCACTAGATTTGCCTGTAGTTAGCCCGAATGTTGCGAGTGCCCCCGTAAAGACGCTGGCGACAAAAGTGATATCAGAGTTACCTGACTTCTTTACCATCGGTATTTCTACATAGTTTAGTGTAATAATAAACCCAGACCAAATGACTACAGTTAGCCGCACAATCGCAGCTAGTATAGCCATCTGCTCATCATGGTCATCTATACCTTCTTTTATTTTTGTAAGGATACCTTTCTTTTTTTCTTCCATTTATCTATCTTGCCTTGTAAGAACTTTTGTACTCGTTTCTTAATTACATCAAAAAATGGTGTAGCAAGGGTGGTTGTAGCCACAGCCGCCACCGCTGTAGTTACGGCTGTAACCATAACTTCTGGTGACGGAACAGGCATCTGTATATCTATAATAGGTATATCTAACTTTCTTGTTTGAGGTTGCACCTCTTTGGTTTTTGCTGGTTGTGTCCCTTCTGGTTCGCGAAGATCGCTCGGAGGTACAACCAACGGGATGTAGGATGGAACATCTGCTGTAGGGAGAGGTATTGAGGGGGTTTGTATAATAGGAAACTGAGGTATTTCTACCATTTAGTAAGGGGAGTTTCCAAGTATAGTTGTATTCCACTGAGCTTTTAGTTCAGCTTCAGTTGTAGCTGATTCTATTGCAGAGTCAGCCGGTGCATCACGTAATGCTTTTTTCTTAGATACAATCGAAGTAGTATCTGAACTTTCTTCTAAAGCTCTTTGAAATTCAACATCAAGAGCAGCTAGTTTTGGTTCTCTAGCTACTCTAATGTTTGTTTTATGAATTTCTTTTGCTTTTGTTATATCTGTTTTAATAATGCTCATAAGTTAATCCTCCCGTAATCTGCTCCTACTCCATCTGTCAGATCTGCTTCATCAACTGTCCAAGCGTTCCTAAATGACCTGTCTGTTGGTACATCAGAGTCTTGAACAATTTTGTACTTATATCCTTTAGGAATATCTTTTTTAGCTATATCTTCGACTGTCCAAAGTTTTCCAGTTGTTGGATTAACTTGAGTCAGTATTCGTGCTGATGGCGTAACTATACGTGCTGTTCCGTTATCATGTTTGTATACAATTTTCATTATGGTTGATCTCCTGAGAATAAAACACAAATTCTAAGTGCATCTAAAGCACTATTACTGTGACTTCTAAATTCTATTTCACAATGGCTAGTATCTGGGTTTCTAAAAGTGCAAAATCTTGCTCCACCACCTGAGTCTTGTTGACCATTAGCACTTACCGCATAATTAGCATTACCATAGCTAGTTTCAAAGTTTACATCAGTTAATCCTGTCCCATTATCGCCTAAACTTGTAACACCATAATCATCATAGATACTAGGTGTACCGTTAGTTTCAAAGGATGCTCTTGCTTGAAGAACACCATCACCCTTAAACCTCTTGCCGTGTACGTTTTGCCATCTTAGACTAGCCTCACCTAAGTCAATGTTTTCGTTACCGGGGCTAAATGAACCACCTTTAACAATAGCTTTCTCTTGGTTACTCTGTTCAAGAATTAAATTACCATTAACACTATTTATATAATTAGTTCCGCTACTATGGAAAATTTTTAGATCATCACCATTTCCAAAAATAGCTAGATCACTATCCTTAAATTTTATATCATGACTGTTTGTGTCTAAATCACCTCCCAACTGTGGTGATGTGTCAGCTGCGAGACTTGCAATACCGGCAGCAGGCAAGTTAGTTAAGTTTGCTCCACTTATTGCCGGTAAAGTTGCAGGGAATCTAGCATCAGGTATTGTTCCAGAAGATAAATTACTAGCGTTTAATGATGATCCTGTAATATATCCAGCACCGTTAGTAAGTTGATTATTGTTACTTGGAATCGTAGGTGTATTTGTAAAGTTATTGTAATTAAGATAATCAGCACCATGCGACCCATCTAAAAGATCAGCATCAAGTCCACTGTTAGCACCATCAACTGCTTTTACTAATGTAAGTATTTCTGGAGCTGATTGATCGTCAGTTGCTCCATCTTGCACATTAAGCAAGGTTCTAACTTCTGCTGCTGTTAATGCTGATGCGTCTCCCGTTCCACTTGCTGTTCTTCCAACTAATCTGCTTGTAGAAATATTTTCTAGTTTTGCAAAAGTAACTGTATTATCACCAACTCGTGCGATAGGAAGTGTTCCTGATGTTACTTGACTCGCGTTAAGTGCTGTTAATCCTGATCCATCACCTGTTACCGCAGTAGTAGCAAGAGTTCCTGTTAAAGTACCACCCGAACCAGTTGTCTCAAATTTCTTTGAATTATCATGGTACAGCTCTACGGCTCCGTCACCAATACAAGTTATGGCTGTGTCTCCATCTTGCACTTTGATTTGAACATCATCTTTAGCTGAAAGGATAATGTCATCACTATTAGTTCCAGCGTTGTTTATATATAAATCACCAGTAGCATTTGAAAAAATAGTGTCTGTTCCCGTATGCCTTATAGAAAGGTCTGCACCAGCCCCGAATGTTAATCTATTTACGGTAGATCCAGAACTATCTCCAAAAACAATATTCTTACTATTAGTATCTAAATTACCACCTAGCTGTGGTGATGTGTCTTCAACTACATTATCTATAGCGTTAGGGTTAGCTGTAGCACTTGTTGCAATACCATCTAACTTACTACCATCAGTAGCTACATCACGACCATCTATGTTACCAGATACAGTTATGTTACCTGTTATTCCTACACCACCAGACTGTATTTCTAGTTTTGTAGAGCCACCAGTTTGTAACTGTAAAGTACCTGTACCTTGATCATTAATTAGAGAGTTATTACCATTGTGAAATATCTCTAATCCGTCAGAACTTGTACCATAGATAGACTTTACGTTATCGTTATGTATGTTACTACCGGTAAATGTATTACCAGTTTTAAGAGCAAAGTCACCTGTAGTTGTAACACCATCTACCCAAGCACTACCTGTATAAACCTTAAGTGAGCTAGATGTAGTGTTAAAGAATAAATCTCCTGTGTCTAAGCTAGTTGTAGGGTTGGTTGAACCTATACGATACTGATTAGCAAAGTTATTTACACTAGATAGGTTACTTGCAACAGTATTTACATTAGTTATAGAACCACCAACGTTGTTAACATTAGTAATTGCTCCACTAACTGTATTTACGTTAGCTATAGACCCTGCAACTGTATTAACGTTAGCTATTGAGCCAGCAGTTGTGTTTACGTTTGCAATACTACCGCCAACGTTGTTAACGTTAGTCACTGCACCAGCTACTGTATCCATGTTATTAACAACACTGGTTACAGCAAGAGTGTTCATGTCTGCTACGACATCAGCAGTACCTAACGTATTTAAGTCAGCTACGACATCAGTTGTACCAAGAATAGCCATATCAGCTACCACATCGGTTGTACCTAGTATAGACATATCTTCTACAGCTGCTGCTGTACCAAGTCTGCTTATCTCAGTTGCTTTACTGGCTACAGTTGTAACTTCTGTTGCCTTTGGTACTAATCTGTGAAACGCGTATTGATTGGTGTTAACAGTTGTTTCTACTATTAATCCAAAACCAGCTTGGTATGTAACGCTGTTGCCAGCCCCAGTAATAGTTACGGTATTGTTTTGTACTGTTGTTCCGTTAGCTATTGTTATTACACCAGTGTTACTAGAGGTGTAGTTTTGAGATAATGCTTTAATACTTACAAGAGTTCCAGCACCATTATTTACATCAGGATTAACATTAGGAAAATTTAGCTCGTCTGCTAATGGTACAAAACCACCAACATCATCAACTAGGTCGATTATCCTGTCGTTAATAGCTGCGGTTGTAGCAATAGTTGTATCATTGTCTGGAAATGTATCACCATCTTTTATAGTATCTCCAGTGCTTACATTAAAGTATCTAGCGTCTGACTCTGTTTCAGTAAAATATCTACCGTCAAGAGCACCTGTTGCTATTTCAGATGCAGTTAGCTTGTTAGACTGTAATAAAGTTTTTATTTCTGCTGCGGTTTGATCATCCTTAGCATTTGCTTCTATACCATCTAGTTTTGCTTTATCAGCTGATGACATAGTACCAGCTACTGAACTTGTAGACGATGCTATTTTTGATCCATCTATTGCTGCACTTGAACTTATATCAGCATTAACAATAGTCCCGTCTGCTATCTTAGCCGATGTAACCTGTGAGTCTGCTATCTTAGGTGTTGTTACTGAGTCGGTTGCAAGTTTTGCACTGGTAACTGCACTGTTTGTTATTTTAACTGTAGTTACTGCATTTGTAGCTAGGGCTGCGGTGTCAACAGAGGTAGGTGCGTAGTGTTCTGAGTCAATAGAGTCAGCTACCAAGTGTTCTGAATCAACTGAATCGTCTGCAAGTTTTGCTCCTGTAACTGCATCGGCAGCTAGTTTAGCTGTTGTAATAGCCGCGTCATCTATATCATACGAATGTATAAGATTAGGTACTTGTTCTTCTTGTGCTTTAAATAAAAGTTGTTTATGATTATTATTTAAGTCTTCTTCTTTTAGTGATGAGCCAGCTGCATAAACAGCCTTAGCTACATCTACATTGGTATCACGATATATACGTACGACTCCACTGGATGGTGTATGGTTTGTTCCACCAGAACCACTGTTGTCTATAAAAACTACAGTACCACCGCCTGTAGTACTATAGCCTGTAATATTATAATGAGTCCCTGCTGTTTTAAGGTCATCATCTACACGAACTTTAACATCAGAAGATTGATACGACGGAAAGGTAAACGAGTAAGTGGCAGGGGCATTATATTCTCGAAATGTTTGTGCCATTTATTTAGGTATGTTGAGGATGTTTGTTGTATTTCTACGTTTTTCTATCTTTCCAAACTTTCTGTCTCGTTGATCTCGTATTAACTTAACGATATCAGAATTATCTTTGATAGAAGCCCACGCTTTTCTTCTAGCTTTTTGGAATATTAAATCTATCATTCTGTTATGGTAATAGTCTCTGGCGTCATACTCAGCTCTTCTACCAGATTTTATGTCATTATACATTTCTTCCATAGACGCTAAGATTCTAGGATCTTTAGCTAACTTGTCTAATTCACGTTCTAAGTTTTGTAAACCTATAGCACGTTGAAACTGTGATCTAACTCTAGGTGCATCTGTTAAGTTTGTGCTGTCAGGTGCATAGTATGTAGACATACGTAAGTCATAACCACTGTTAAACAAAAAGTTTCTACCTTCAGATTGATCTAAGTTTAGACTTATAGGGCTTATTGCGTTGTACGCTCTAGTCAAAAAATCCCAATCTTTTATAGGTCTACCGTTAAGTAAGTCGTATTTTATAGGTAGTTCTCTTTCGTCTCCAGCAAAATTTTCTGAAAGTAAGTTACGGTTACGTACGGACTGCCTAATACCTGAGTTTATTTCACGCATGTATGGTGTAAATAATCTACCTAGCTCGTTACGTAAACCAGCTAGTGGCACTTGGTTATTTGCAAGACCACCTATGATACGACCAGCTTGACCGGGTCTGCCTGCAAATAAATCAACGAAGGATTGTATACCGGCTAAGTATGATTTACTTGTTACAGCTTGTGCTACTACAAGAGCAATCTTACCTAGTTCGTTTTCTGTCCACTCTTGTCCCATTAGTTCGCTAGCATCACCTACATCAGCTATTGTAGACATGATAAGGTTAAAGGGCTCAAAGTTATCATAACCTACACGTACAGCACCAAGCTTAATAGTTCTAGGCTCCCATCTACCATCTATCCACATCTGTCTTTTTTGTCTATCTACTGGGCCATTACCGTTAAGGTCGCCACGCATCCAAGCTTGTGAAGCCATAAATACTACAGCAGAACCTATAGCTAATCTACCTGTTTGTAAAGCACGTGCGTTAGCTAGCTCTTCTGGAGTATAGATACCATACTTAGATACACTACCTAAGTCGTTAGGGTTAGCAAATGCGATGTCGTTAAACTCTTTAACTAAGAAGTTAAATCCGGGTGTATACTTACCTGTTAGTGCAAGTCCGTTTACGCCAGTTCTAGCAAACAAAAAGAATGGTTTAGCTAGAGGTGCAGCAGTAAACACGTCGTTTAATCCTTTTGCAAAACCTGTAAGGTCTTGTGTAAGTGTAACTTCTTTACGTGCAAACTGTGTAGCTTCATCTATTATGTTACCGTTAGAATCAAACACTTGTGCATAGAAATCGTCTTCATATGCTTTCATTAACTTTTTATTAATAACAGGAATCTCGATACCATTACCTTGTAACTCTAAAGCTTTACGCATGGCTTTTTCACGCATCTTGGCTCTACCTAATATGTACCCAAAAGCATCGTCTGTAGCTGCCATGATTTTAGTAGAGTATGTTAACAAGTTACTGTTATTTCCATTTCTTGCTAAATTAGCCAAACGAAACGCTGCTGTTTCTCCGGGTGTAGCTCTACCACTTTCTTCTGCCCATCTACGTAGTATTTCCCAGTTATCGTCAGCCGCTGTGTAATCACTAAACCTAGTTTTAATCTGCCTGATATCACCTTTCCAGTATGAGTTTAGTTTACTTCTAAACAGTGTAAACGATTCTGGTATAGCTTCTACCATAGCATTAACAGCAGCCAAACTAGATCGTAATGTAGATGCGTCTCCACTTAATGGATACTTAAGTGCAGCACCTATTGCAGTTGCGAGCGGTCTTAAAAATGTTGCAGTAGATGTACCCATGATTGCTCGAACTGGCGTTTTAGGGCCAGACAAAACACTATGAGTCATAACACCTTCTAGTTCTCTTATTAGAGCACCTGTTCTATCAACACCGTTAGGGTCTAACTTACCACCTTTTATAACAGTTCTAGCCCAGTTATCAAAGTCATCTAAAGTATTAACATTCTCCATCATAGAAAACGCTTCAAACAAAGCATTAAGTAAGTTATCATCTGGATCGTCTTTAGCTATTTTTAACATGGACATAATAGACTCACGAGAGTCTTCCATGGCTTGTGTTAAACTTTCTTCGATAGCTTGCTTTCTTGCTTTGCCAGCACCTAATGCTCTAAAACTGTCAGACTTGACAAATCTAGCTTTTTTAGTTTGATACAAAGCAGTAAGCATAGTATCAACTACTTGCTTAGCTGGCCCATCTATATCGTCTATACTAACTAAGTCAGCTATCTCTCTACCAGCTACACCTATGTCACGTAGTTGTTTTAGTAAAGTACCACCAATTAAATCAGCAATTACAACGTTTTTAGATGTCCAAATTTCTTGACCATCAATAACATCGTTAGTTTCAAACAACTCTTTTAAATACTCTTGTGGTGACATGTCAGCAGGGTTTCTGCCTTGTGTAATTCTTTGATGTGCTTCAACAGCTTCTCTAAATGTAGATGCTAGTGTAGCTCTGTTACCCTTAGCCTTTTCTAATTCTTTTGCAAACTTTTCGTTACTAACAAGTCCTTTGTATATACGTTCTACAGTTGCATCATCAGTCTCGCCAAGCATGCCGATACGTTCACGTTCGACTGGGGTAGTTACACTGCCGGTAGATCCTTCTTCAGATCCCCATGACTTACGTGTTTTTGATAACTGTTGACGAGCTACTTGTGGATCTACTTCTGATAAGTGTGCTCCTTGGTGTGGTTGAGATATAGGTGCGTTTTTATCAGCTCTAAACTCTACTTCACCACGACGTAACTGAGCTACGCCAGCTTGTACTGTTTGATCTTTTAGACTTTTATTTCTGTCTTGTATCTGTTTGATTGCTTTACTTCCGCCTTTTTTTAAGGTGTATGTAATACCGTCAAAAATTAGACCTATGCCCATGCCCTCTACGATGTTTTTTACTTTCATCATTACGGGATGGTCAGTATCTTTAGTTGATAGCGGTGTATCAACCCAACCATACCTGTCACGCAACGCACCTAATGCGTTTTGTTCGTCTGACTCTTTAGATATAAGATCAGATACAGCTCCTACAGCTGCACCTCTAACTAGGTTGCCTTTTGTTAGTGCTAGTAAACCAGCTGGTACAGTAACTATACCTGTAGCTGCCGCAGCTTTAGCAGCAAGTACAGTTCCAGCAGCTAAACTACCAAAATGCACTAGGCCGCGTAACTGTTTGCCCCACCATGTTTTTGTTTCTATAGGATTATCATACGCACCAAAAGGTGTAAAGTCAGGTGTATAAGTACCTGTAGACTCCCTTTGACGTTGCATTTCTCCAGATAACGCATCTACTGTGCGTTCTGGAAAAGTAGCAAGAGAAGATGCGGTATCTTGTAATCCACCTGATAAGATCGACTGACCTTCTTTGATGAGTGCCTTAGCACCCCATGTATCAGCATTTCTAGGGTCGAACTGCTCCGCATCAGCCTTAGCTGTTGCTTGGGCCTCCGCAGCCTCCGCAGCATCTAACCTATCTTGCTCTTGATTGTACTCTTCGGTTAAACGATCAGCTTCGCTACCTAGATAATCTAGATAATCATCGTCGCTTTGACCTAAGTAATTGGAATTAGTCATTCTTCTTTTTTTGTCTTAGTCGGTTAAGACCTTGTAATGCTTTTGCTTTTGCTTCTTGTTTTTTCTTTCTTTCAGCTTCTTTAGTTGCCCTTCTTTCGTCTCTCTGTATTCTAAGCTTCTCAGCTTCTGTTAAAATTAAACCAGCTACATCGGCTTGCAAGTTTTGAAACTGTGACATGGGCATGTTTCTTAAGTTGGGAAAGGCTGATAGTACAGCATCCTGTTCCTTGGGTGATAAGTTAACTAATCTACGCCAGTTTTTTGCCTCTGTTTGAGCACCACCAATATCACTAGATCTGTTAGCTCTCCGTCTTATAAGGGCTAACATCATATACGTTTGATAATCTTCAGTAAATCTTTCCTTAGCCATACCAGTGAAAGCATCACTGTTGTCTATAATGTCTATAACTTCTTCAGCTGTAAAACCATATCTACCAAAATCAGTATATCCGTTTTTAGCCATTCTATAGACTGACTCGATATTGTAATCAGTAAGGTTGTTACTCATTACGACACCAGTAATTCTGTCGGTTGGCTTTTTAAAGAAGTTATCGTTCTCTTCATCAGACATTTTTGTTCTGTGCCGCTTTAATATGCTTTGTCTTTGACGTTCTTTAGCAAAGCCGTTAAGCATTTTAGTTGCACTTTCTTTATCTTTTTCTATAAAGTTATAGGTTTTGGTTTGATTAGATATACCTCCTTGTCCAACTTCTGCATAGTCCTCTGGGGTTAGCTCTGCGTAGTCTTCTTTATAAGTAAGCAATCCTGTATCTTTATCCATACCACCCGTAGCCTTTAATCTTTCTATAGCATACTCAATACCGTTCATAAAAGTACCGTCTGCTTGACGTATTTTTACACTTTTTATTACTTCATCAAAGTACTCAGGCATAGGCCCGCCACTTTTTAGAAAACGATTCATCTGCCTTAATGCTTCTTTTTCGTATACTGAATTAAACTTAGAATTGTCAATTAAAGATTTATCGTTTATCAAATTAATTCTATCATTTTGATAATCTTTAGCTGTTGTAAGTATTTTAGATTTATAAAAATCTTTATACTCTCCTTTTTCTAGTTTTTTTATAACGTCTGGTAAATGTTTTCCTACAGCTTCTCCTTCACTTATATTAGTAGCATCGGTTTCTGCTTTAACTTTAGCCCTAAGATCACCTACAGCTGCATCTATTTGAAACTTCATGGGCTGTGTTAGGGTTCCTTGCTCTTTACCTTGATCTTTACCTGCAATTATTTTCATCGCAGTTTCCATATCTTGCCTTGCTCTGTATATCTCGCCTTGACTTTTACCAGCAGTTGGATGATCTCCAAAGTTAGCACCAGTCTGTTCTCTACTTAAAGCAGCTTTTATTTTTTCTGGAAAGTCCTCACCTTTCAGTTCTGGAATATCTCTCCACTGCCCCATTAACTCAAATACTACACCAGAAGGAGGATTACCATCATACTGATTAAAGACCTCATCCAGTGTTTCGTTAAACTTATTCTTTGCAGATTCTTTGTCTTTATCAGGATCACGTCTAAAAGATTCTATTGCATTCTGTAAGTTACGAGAGTTAGCTTTAGTACTCTTAAAATTACTTTCTGCATAAGTTGTAGATTCACCAGTAGCACTATGAGTAAACAAAGCTTCATTTAATAAATATTCAGCATCAGTATCATCCATACCGTTTTCTCCACTACTTACCATGGATGCTACTTCAGAAAATACATAGTTTTGAGCTTCTAACTTTGTCTTAAAACCTTTTTCTTTTTGTACGTACTCTATTAAACCATCTGTCCCATCTATATTAGGTATAATATTTTCACCGTCTTCACCGGGTTTTTTACGAGTTTGTATTACTTCTACAATACGACTTCTAATTTTTTTAGTTTGGTTTGCCTCTGCTCTACTATCGCTAACGCTTTCCCATCTTTGCATCTTGCTTTGTTTTCTACGACGCATTTCTGGGGCTAAGGTTTTAATATAAAATCTATCAAACTCTTTATCTGACATACCATAAGCTTTTGCTTGTAGTATCATTTTAGATAAGAAGACATCCTCTACACTATCATATAATGATAAAGCGGCGTCTTGATCGTCTAGTAAAAGAAAGTTATTTTCTGTTAAGAATTTATTAAACGCATTAAAACCCTTTTCTTTCAATTCTTGTTTTAGTTGACGCTGAGTTAGCTCTGCGGCGTTGTCCCCGTTTCTAACTTTAAATAAGTTTTTTGCAAGAGAAGAGTTAAATTTATCTTTATTTATATCGTCAATTAGCTCTTTAGTAAAGTCAGCGTCTTTTATGTTAAAGTTACCTTCTGCATCAGTATACTTTTTTCTAAGTGATTCTAGCTCGTCTTTAGCTAACCTGTTAAGTTCTCTTGCTTCTTCGCCTGCTTGACGTGCTTCAACAAATTGAGCAGCAGATTTTGAAAAGTTTACTAAACTTTGTAAGTTATCGTCAAAGTTTCTTTGTTGTAATTCTCTGATTCTGACCATCTGCTGATAGAAGTCCTCAGAATCAGCCTTAGCGTCATCTATTGCATTATTAGTCGCTTCAGTCATATCAGCGTCTGTTTGCAAGTAGTTGGTTTTGCTGATGTCGGGTAACTGATCCCGTGGTGTACCAACTACGGTTCCAAATGATGATGTCATACAACCTCCATGTTAACGTCTATTTTACTATAATCTACAGTTAGATAGTTTTGGTCTATACCTACAGCCATTGGATTTTTCTTAACAACATCTTGAGCCATAGCTCCACGGAATCTAGTTTTACCACCTTTATAATTAAATTCATAAATATTGTAACCTTTTGGTGAAGTTCCAACTTGCTTAATATTTTCTTTTAGTCTTCTATCACTTCCCATAATAAATGATAACGGGCCAGTACCACCACCAAACGCTCCTAAGCCAGACATACTAGATGCAATACTTAGCCCTGCTTGTGCAATCTGTAAAGCACCACCAAGCCTGTTTGTTGGAGGCATCATAACGGGCATACCGTACTCTGGAGGTAATCCTAGTGCTTCTTTAGCTGAAGCATTTGCTGATTGAAACTTACGAGTAGCACCTTGTCGGAAGTATGCCATATTTCTAGGTATAGCGTCTAGTACACTTTGTACTTCGCTCTCGGCTTGTAACACGGATTGGTATCCAGCGAAGCCAAATTTTCTACTTCTACCGCCTTCGTTTACTTTTTGACTTGCAAAGTATTTACGATAGGCATTTTCTATATTCTTTCTACCCTTACCTTGGGTAATAATAGCTTTTGCATAAGCATCTGCATTATCTCGGCTAAAACCTAATACGTTTAAGTTTTGCTGTTTTTCAAGTGTAGTCTCTCTATTAAAAAACTTTATACCTTCAGA